CGAAATCGTCAAAATAAGGACTAATATTTAGATTGGTATTCTGTGGCATTGAATTAGAACTCGATTACGATTTTGATATCTTCTATCTGGTCACCAGCACGAGTGATGGCTCCTCTGTTATCTATGTAGATAACGTCACCAGAGTTAGGATCAACTTCTGCTTTTGCATAACCATTAGTGAATGCCATACCTAGATCGTATTCTGCATTGTTAATAACCCTTGTAGAGGATCCTGAAACAATTGGGAAGTTGATGTCTGGGTCAGCAGATGCACCTGAAGTAGCACCCACAATTGGGTTACCACCTTCAAATTCGATTAGGTTACCAGTAAATTCTGGGAAGATACCGTCAACTCTATTCTGATAATACTTGAGCACTTTGGTTGTGCTATTCCATGATATGACACGTCCTCTTGCTGTTACTTGCTGTCCACCAACAGTACGAGATTGTGTGATAATCTCATCTGTCTGGAAGTTACCAGTAAACGTCGGTGCAAAGATAGACGCTTTTGTTGCACTTAATGTTAAGTCTGAAGTTAACTCTTCAGTGCCAAACTTGTTAGGATTAATTACCAAACCAATACGACGATAGTCGTTATCAGTTGGGAAGTCACCAGATCCTTCATCGTAGGTGAACTTAGTGTTAATCATTACACGGAAACCACCCAACTCAGTTGCTGGAGAAGCACCATGTCCCATAGATGGAGGTATTACAACCTCAACACTACCACCAGTACCTGTACCAGCACCAATACCGTTGACTTCATCTATGACAACCTTACCAAAGGTATATCCAGATCCACCAGATGTAACAGTAGCAGAGGCAATACGACCACCGTCTACAACAAGTGAAACTCTACCACCTACACCGTCTCCTTTAATAGGGACGTTTTCATATGTGCCGTTGTTATAACCAGCACCAGATGATCCAATAACAATAGTATCAATCTCTCCACCGATAGCATCTGCTACAACAGCAGTGTCAAACAACACTGGCATGTATTCGTTGGAGAAGAATTTTAGAACTTGACCCACAGGGATCGTGAACATATACTTCCAACGGTAGCCATCAGCAGTTGTGATAATTGAAGTGGAGGTGCCAGTAGGCTCAACAGTACTAGGTTTACCGTTAGGATCAGAAGGAGATGTCCCGTTGTAAATGCACTTGTATACTTGATACGACGAGTTAACAACGTAGAAATCTGCGTCGTAAAGTTTAGTCGCACCCGATGATGCAGTTTTAGTCGAGGAGTAATCATGGCGATACATATCATAAACATAACCTAATCCACCAGTTGTTTGCTCTGGTGGTATCCAGTCAGTACGACGAATAACCTGAATGGTGTCATTTGCTAACACTCTCTTCAGGGAGATCATGTCCGAATAGTCATCGGAGAATTCTTGGAATGAATCTACTGGGTCTGGAGGTGCATTTTCGTTATCCCACGGTTGTGGTCTACCAATAAACACGTAAAGGCGATCCCGACTAGTACCCGCTTCCAGGTCAGACTGAGTAGGATTTGGCCCTTCAAGTGCCTTCCTGAACCTTTCGGCAGTAAATATTCTAAATTGGTCGGTAAGTAATGCCATTACTATACAATTGCCTTCTTTTTATTTATGTGTGTTATTCACCCTCGTTTCGGGCAAATGCATTATATTCAACAGATTTGATGTTGGCTAGTCCTCCAGAAGCGTTTCCTCTGAGTACTTCACCTACATTAAACTTGTAAGTATCACCATTATTAACTAGACTTTCTACATTTAATGTATATTGTCCATTCTTAGGACCAGGAGTCCTAGAGACAGTTTGTGCTTTAACTCCAGTCGTTACACCCTCAACTTCTTCTGCTGGTGCTACACGGTGGAGTACTGAGGTGGTATATTCAATAATAATAGTTGCTAGAGCAACGTGTGTATCACCATCACCTAGTTGACCAGCAGATTGTACTGTTGCAACTAAAGCATTCTGACTACCATCATATATTTGGTCACCAATCTGTAACAAAGTAGTGTTGGTACCACCAAGAGTCTCTTCTATACCATATTTAGACGGTGCGATGCCTCCGTCTAGGTTAATCTGGTTTTCAAAGTCTGTCCCAGTGTTAACTAAGTCAATAATACCATCACCAAATCGTTGTATACCTTCACTGTCAGTGTATTCTTCATCATCATCTTCAAATGTCCTGTTAAGGATAAGTCCTAATGGTGAAGTGAATGTAACAATGTCAGTGCCCTCTTTCTCAACTAAGATATGAGGTTCAATACCTGTTCCTGATGATCCAGAAGTACCAGCAACGAATGCTATGTTCTTTGCTTTCTCATTAGATCTACCACCATCGATGAATGCTAACTCATCAACCTCAAAGGTTAGATATAGTGCTCTTTGTTCAGCATCCCAGTCATAAACAATAGCAACTCGGTTGTTAGATGACTCAACAACTCTTCTTACCTTATCAGTAACACTGAAATTGTAAGCAGTTAGTCCTGTATTAGGATCATCTTGTAGATTATCAAGTATGACCTTCTGATCGAAACGGAAGTTAATACCTCTATCACATCCAGTGAAAGCATCGTACGTAGCACCGTCTACACCCTTCTGTGTCCTACCTGTATATCTAACTAACTCTCTACCAAGTAGAACTTTACCTGAACCTGGGAAAGGAGTGGTAGTTTCAACTGGTATTTCTGTTTGACTTGACGTTAAGTTAGTTGTAATACCTGTAAGGTTGTATGTGACTGCATTTAACGACTGTCTAACTCTTGCTTCTCTAATAAGGTTAGTATCCCTAGTAAAGATAATCTCTGGAGGGGTACTATATCCACCACCACCTGCCAAGAGGTTAATATTTGTAATTTGTCCTAGACTAATATATGCTTCGGCCGTTGCTCCTGATCCACCGCCCTTAATTATCTGTATAAGAGGAGGTGATTCAAAGAATTCACCTTGGTTAGTCAAGGTAATAGAACTAACTTCACCGAATGGATTAACAGCAGCAACACCAGTTGCACCCTGTCCACCACCACCTGATATGATGAGGTTAACGTCTTCTTCAGTATAGTTTCTACCTTGCTCTTCAATAGCAAGACCAGTTATCAGTCCTGTGACAGGGATCAACTCAGCACCAGACCCACCACCACCTTCAATACGAGCAGTAGCATCAAAATAACCATCACCAGGAGTGGTAACCTGAATGAAGTCAATACTACCATCCTCTTTCAGATATACTATACCATCTGCATGACCATCAGAAGCATCATCTTCTACTATTAACTGTAAAGGATTATATCCTTCACCTGGGTCTAATACTTCTACAGCAGTAATCTCACCAGCTTCACCTTCTATAACAGGTCTTAAAACAGCATCACGAATTGGAGTACCGCAGTTATCAATACGAAGTCTGGGTGGATCGTTAGGATCGTATCCACTACCAGCATTGATCACATAGACATCCCTCACCCCTGATATACTATTAAATACAGGGAAGATTTGTGCTCCAGATCCAGGTACTGTTCTTGTCATATTAGACTACTACTAGATTTCCAACCATAGCGGCATGGAGTGTGCATTGATAAACATATGTTGTGGCAGCAGCAAGACTCTGTGGTACTGTCCAGTACTGAACACCAGTGGTAGATCCAGTAACACCATCAGTTACAGCAGAACCACCTGCTGACTGTCTTATCTCAAATGGGTGAGCTACACCAGGACCAGAGTTATCAAATCTATATGTAAACCCTCTATAAACATAGATTGTTGGGTTGTTAGATGAACTATTAACACCACCACCTGAGAATTGATAATCAGACATGGTAGGTGCAGTGACTGTGAGACTAACAGTAGGACTTTCTACAGGTTCCCATGCAGTGCCATTAAATACAATATTATCATTTGAGGATGCAGACGATGAAAGATAAAGATCTGCGTTTATAGTCAAAGTGTCTGCTGTTGCAGCAGTTGTAACTCCATTACCGCCCGCTAAAGTTAATGTAGTGGTTGCACTTCCAGCAGCAGTGGTACCACTATCACCAGCGATTGTCTGGAATATATTCTGTGATACGTTTGGAGAATCATTAGTAATTGTTAGGTTGTCACCTGATACAGCAGTGCTAATACCAGTGCCACCAATTAAATTAATAGTAGCAGTAGCACTACCTGCTGTCTTTGATCCAGAATCACTTCCAATAACACCATAGGCATTTTGGTTTGCATCACCAAGTGCCCCTGTCATGTCTATTGTGAGGGTGTCTCCGACGATTGTAGTCGAGACATTAGTGCCTCCCGCAACTGTAAGAACATCAGTAGCAGCACTAGCAGTAGTACTGCCAGTGTCAGCAGTGAATCCTTCAAATAAGTTTTGAGTCGTGCCACCGCCTCCTCCAGATCCTTCGAGATCGTTAGAAGGCTCCCATTTAGTATTTGCAGCGGACCATTTAAGAACTTGACCATCGCTCGGACCTCCACCGACTGTCATATCTACGTCATCAAGCATTCCTACACTACATGTAGTGTCTATAATCTTTGTCCATGCTGCATTAGTTGCATAATATGCAGCAGATTCATCAATTACAACACCAAACATACCTTTATGGTCT